TAATGTTATCTGGATCTTGAACTACAAATCGATTAGAAATCCTGATAGCAGTTGCACAGCTGCGGATTGATTCAATAAACTCGTTCATTTCGTAACGATTAGTAAATGTTCTATACCACCAAACACCCCCAGGACGCTCATAATTTGTCGGAAGAAAAGCAAAAAATACTTGTTTCATGTTAAACCCCTATAGTGATAAGAAAATCATTGCAGCATACAGTGCACCAAACAATGCACCGCCTAAGACTAAGACAACATCATTTGACTTTGACATGATTAAGCCTTTGCAAGTTTAAGTCTGATAACTTTAGACATCTTTTGGCCATGAGCAGCATAACCGATAACTGGTATCGATTTGTCCCAGCAATTGCGACAACCTTTACATTTACCGCCTTGCTGATACGCTGGGCATACACTGATGCTATCATCATTGTAGGATTCTGCAATAGTGCTAGACCATGGTGCATCAAGTACTTCGCCGATAACGGAATCTGATGACCTACGAACAACCACATTCGGCAATGCATCCATTTGTTCTAAGATCGATTGATATTTAGGAAATTTGTGCATCCTAGTCGGCAGCCAGTGTTTGACCCATGGTGTGCGTTGCATAACCTCGAGCATTTTCTCTGCAAGCTTGATTGTGTACATGTCACCAGAATCGAACCAGCGAAAGTAACGATCGGAGTCTAATGCTTGGACCATGTCATCAACCCAATCATCACGCTGCCAGTCTTGTTTGTTATGCTCACGTGGGGCCTTTACGTTAGGATAACGATAATTGCCTTGCGTAGCGTAGCATCCATCGCATGCGTCTACTAGTTTGCCATTATCGCCCACAGATCCTGGGCAAGTATCCAAAGCTTGTAGACTCCAAGATCTAATCCCGTCTAGTTTAGATGTAATCGAAAGCTTGAGCATGGTTGTTTCTCCGGTTTGTTTGTTTCGATGTAGTAATACTAAACAAGTGTTTTTGCATTGTCAATGGGGTTTGCAGTGTATCCGACGAACGGCAGACAATCCAGGATGAACGGTAACGTTGTTCGAACACAACAGTTTAGACTATTGTTTCACGTGGAACTAACTAGGCTTTGGAGTATCTTCGAAGTACCTTTAGAGGGTGCTTCACCATCACATTCATCTGTGCAGGTCTGTGCAGTCAGTGAAGCCTTAATAGTAATGCATTCTCATTAGCATTTCACATTATGAAATCTCAATTGGCTATGCAGTGCTACTAGATATAGTGGTCAAACAAGACTTCAACACTATATATAGTGGTTGTCAAACAGTAATGATTCTCAATTGTACATTGCAGTGCAGCATAGGGGGAGGGGTCTGTGTTGTAGTGTAAATGTTGTGGACCCGCTTAGATACAAAAAAAGCAAGAATGGAAACACCATACCTAGCCTCAAAAAAAGCAAGAATGGAAGTTTTTAAAGACTAAACAGTCTATCTAATAATATCTAATAAAATCAATAGCTTAGTAATAAAGCCTCTGCGGAGCCTCTGACACCATGTAAATGGAGTCCCGCCATAGCCTCTAAAGACTGTGCAATCTGTGCTGGTGTCAGTACAGTCTGTGCTGGTTAAAAAGAAACAACTTGACAAAACTTAAAAAATATGCTATAATATACCCTTCTATGTAGAAACGATGAACAGACGATGTACAAACAATAAATAAAACTTACTTTATACTTACTACATACTAACTTCATACTGACTACATTGTAGAGATACATAAAATTATATACACCCTAAAGTCCTGCTTTCAGCAGAGAAACTATATAGAGGGATCTGATGTCAGAAATTAAAATTACTTCTCCTACTGAGGATTGTTCGCTACCTTCATCGGTCAGCCAGGATGTCTTGGCAGTCAATGAAGAGAAGAAAGTGCCTGCGAAAAAGAAGAGATCTAGAGGTCGTCCTAAGAAGGAAGAAGTACAGAAGTACATTAAGAGAGAGAAAAGAGGTAGACCACCAGGAGAAGCAGCAAGGATTAAAGAGTTCACTGCTTCGCTGTTGCTGACACACTCTAATGCGATTATCAGAAAGATAGTACATAAAGCATTAGATGATAATGATAAGGATCAGATTGCAGCGCTTAAAATGTGTATGGATCGGATGCTTCCAGTATCTTACTTTGAGGATAAAGGAACAGCATCAGGGGCTAAAGCAATCACTATAAACATCACTGGAGTGCAAGAGTCTCCAGTAGAAATGATAGAGCATGAACCAGTTGATGTAGAGACTACATTGATTGATTACGAGGAAGAAGATGGATCTACAAGTTAAACTTCTTCCTTGGCAGCAAGAGGTCTTCAAAGATCCAGCAAGGTTTAAGATCATCGCTGCTGGTAGACGTACAGGTAAATCAAGGTTAGCTGCTTGGACATTGATTATTGAGGCACTACAGACTGAGAAAGGCCATGTCTGGTATGTAGCCCCAACACAGGGACAAGCTAGGGATATTATGTGGTCTACGCTGTTAGAGCTAGGCCATACAGTGATCAAGAATAGTCATGTCAATAACATGCAGATTACGTTGATCAACGGTGCAATGATATCGCTAAAGGGTGCTGACAGACCAGAGACTATGCGTGGTGTTAGTTTGAAGTACTTAGTGATGGATGAGTACGCAGACATGAAGCCACAGGTGTTCGAACAAATCCTTAGACCTGCTTTAGCGGATCAGAAGGGTAGATCAATGTTCATTGGAACACCAATGGGTAGGAATCACTTCTATGAATTGTACAAAGTAGGTGATTCAGGTAAAGATAAAGATTACAAGTCTTGGCACTTCACTAGCTTTGATAATCCATTGTTAGATCCTTTAGAGATTGAAGCAGCTAGAGGTTCGATGTCTAGCTTTGCTTTTAGACAAGAGTTTATGGCTTCGTTTGAGGCAGCACAGTCGGAGATCTTCAAAGATGAATGGATTAAGATCAGTGAAGAAGAGCCGGAAGAAGGTAACTACTTTATTGCGGTGGATCTATGTGGTTTCAGTGATTCATCTCAGACGAATCAAACGAAGAATAAAAAGCTTGATGACACAGCGATAGCTATTGTTAAGATCAATACTAAAGGCTGGTGGGTTGCTGACATTCAACACGGTAGATGGGATGTCCGAGAAACAGCAGTGAGGATTCTAAAGGCTGCAAAGGACTACAGAGTTAATGCAGTAGGGATTGAGAAAGGTTCACTGAAGAATGCAGTGATGCCTTATATGAATGATTTGATGAGAAGATTAAATTATTATCCTCGCATTGAAGAGCTAACACACGGTAACAAGAAGAAAGCAGATAGGATTGTTTGGTCATTACAGGGACGCTTTGAACACGGTAGGATTGTGTTGAATGAAGGTGATTGGAATAATAAGTTTGTAGATCAACTTATGCAGTTCCCTGATCCTAAGACACATGATGACTTAATTGATGCGTTAAGTTACATTGACCAGATTCAAGTAGCGGATTGGAATCAGAATCTGGACCAAGAAGAGTATGAAGTCCTAGACACTACGATAGGTTGGTGACAATGAAATTTGAATCTGAAATCTCTCCTCAGAATGCTCTTGTAGCATTTGTTATGGATCGATGTAATGATTGGCGTAACTACAGAGATGAAAACTTCCTAGAGCGTTGGGACGAGTATGAACGTCTATGGCGTGGTCTTTGGGCTGATGAAGATAAGACCAGAGGCACTGAGCGTTCTAAACTGATTTCACCAGCACTGCAGCAAGCAGTAGATAACAAACAAGCTGATCTAGAAGAAGCTGTGTTCGCTAAAGGTGTGTTCTTTGATATCAGTGATGATGTCAGTGATCAAGACAAGACAGACGTTGAAGCCATGAAGTCTTTGTTGTCTGAAGACTTTAAGAAAGATAAAGTACGTAAGAACATTGGTCAAGTTATGACCTTAGCTGAGGTCTATGGCACTGGTATCGGTGAATTGATTGTTAAACAAAAGAAGAACTTAGCACCAGCAACACAGCCCACAGCACAGCCTGGACTGAGGATGATCGGTGTTAATACATCGTACAGAGTGTCCGTAGACTTAAAACCAATCAATCCACGTAACTTCCTAATTGATCCTAACGCAACAAGCATTGATGATGCGATGGGTTGTGCTATTGAAGAGTATGTCGGAAGACATGCTGTTATCAAAGGCATGGAAGATGGTGTTTATAAGAAAGTAGCGATTGGTGATGCTTACTTAGATACAGATCTAGAGCCTAATCAGGATCTAACATACTATCAACAAGACAAAGTACTCTTACTTCGTTACTATGGCTTAGTACCTAAGAAGCTATTAGAAAACCCTGAAGATAGTACAACAACAGACGATGAACTCTATTCAGAGATGGTAGAGGCTCTTATCGTTATTGCTAACGGTGAAGTACTCCTGAAAGGTGAAGAAAACCCTTTCATGATGCAAGACAGACCTGTTGTTGCCTACCAAGCTGATAGCGTTCCTGGTCGTTTCTGGGGTCGTGGAACGGCTGAGAAGGCCTACAACATGCAAAAGGCTGTAGATGCACAGATTCGTAGTCATGTAGACTCATTAGGGCTTACAGCAGCCCCTATGATGGCTATAGATGCCTCTAGAATGCCTCGAGGACAGAAGTTTGAGATACGTCCTGGTAAGAATATTTTTGTCAATGGTAACCCTCAAGAGATCCTACAGCCCTTTAAGTTCGGTGTTACAGACAAAGCTAACATCGAAACAGCTCAGATCTTTGAAAGAATGATGCTACAGGCTACAGGAACCCTTGACACAGCTAATTTACCAGCTCAAGTTAGTGGTGGAGACGCAGCAGCAGCTGGTTTAGCCATGGCTGTTAGCGGTATCATCAAGAAAAACAAGCGTTCATTGGTCAATTTCCAAGAAGATTTCCTTATTCCGTTTGTTCAAAAGGCTGCATGGCGCTATATGCAGTTTGCACCAGAGCGTTATCCTGTAAAAGACTTTGAATTTATCCCAACAGGTACGCTAGGTATGGTTGCTAGAGAGTTTGAACAGGCTCAAATGATGGCAATGATGTCTACACTAGGTCCAAACAGCCCTATTGTACCGTTATTGCTACAAGGTATCGTTGAATACTCGTCATTACCTAACCGTGAAAGCCTATTACAGCAACTTCAGCAGCTAACACAACCTAATCCTGAGCAACAACAGGTTCAAATGCAGGCTACACAGCTTCAATTAGCGGATGCACAGGCTTCTGTGCAGGAAAAACAAGCTAGAGCACAGAAAGCTACAGCAGAGGCTCAGAAAGCTGCTATGGAGGCTCAATTGATGCCTGAAAAGCTTAAAGTTGATGTAGTACAGGCAGCCTCTACCAACATTGATGATCCTAACAGAGAGTTTGAAAGACGTGTAAAGATTGCTGAACTACTACTTAAAGAAAAAGACATTGACAATAAGCTAAACATTGTCAAAGAACAAAGTAAACAAGATATGATGAATTGACTTGACAAATTAAAAAAAGTGTGGTATAATAACAACAATGGATCAAGTAAAACTTACAAAGTACTACGAAGAACGATTTGATTTAATGAGTCATCCAGGATGGAAAACACTTCTGGAAGACGCTAAAGAATACAGAAACGCTGTTGCTGACATTACAACCATCTCTGATGGTAATGAATTGCAAGAGCGTAAAGGTCAAATTAAAGCTTTAGATTGGCTCCTGACGATGGAACAAGTCTGGGAAAAAGCCTACGAGGATATAACGAATGAGATTAATGAATGATTTTCAATGCGAAGATGGACACCTAAGCGAACACTTTGTTGATCATTCTGTTGAATATGTGCAATGCCCACATTGTGACAAACTAGCTTATAGACAACTAGCAGCACCGAGAAGCAAACTAGAAGGTATCACTGGAGCTTTTCCAACTGCTTATAGTCGATGGGCTACGGTTCACGAACAGGCAACTAAAGTAGCAAGATCTAAGTCCTTTTATGAAGGGTAGCTTAGATTCCTTTTAATTCCTAACAATTGGGTTATCCCGACTAGGAGAAGCAGATGGCTGAATTTGTAGATTCTATTGATGATGTACAAGACGAGTTTCAAGCTGAAGAAGTAAAGGCTGAAGCTCCACCAACACCTGAAGAACCAGCGATCCCTGAGAAGTATAAGGGTAAATCACTGGATGACATTATTAAGATGCATCAAGAAGCTGAAAAGCTTATTGGTCGTCAAGCACAGGAAGTTGGTGAAGTACGTAAACTCGCTGATGAACTCATCAAGAGACAAATCACACCACAGGAACAACCTGTTAAAGCCGTCGAAGATGATACTGACTTCTTTGCCGATCCTGTTAAGGCAGTAAATAAAGCGGTTTCTTCCCATCCAGCAGTGATGCAAGCCCAGCAAGCAGCAGCACAAATGGCTAGGATGCAAACAGCAAACAGGCTAGCTCAAACACATCCAGATTATACTCAAGTGATCGCTGATCCAGAGTTTGCTGGTTGGGTTAATGAGTCACCTGTTCGTCAGAGACTCTACGCAGCAGCAGATAAGCAGTTTGATTTTGATTCAGCAAATGAGTTGTTGTCTAACTTCAAAGCACTGAAGAAAGCTAAACAGGACACTGTTCAGCAAGCAGCACAGCAACTACAGGATCAACGTAATCAAACACTAAAAGCAGCTACCGTAGCCGTTGATGGCGCTACTGGTGAAACGAGCAAGAAAATATATCGTCGAGCAGATCTTATTCGGCTCCAAATGACTGACCCTGAGCGTTATATGTCCTTACAAGATGACATCATCTCAGCATATAACGAAGGTAGGGTCCGATAACTTAACTTAAAGGACTTAAAATGGCATCAGCAGCTTATCCTGGAGGTAGTTCCTCCATTGTTAACAAGACCAATGCGGATAAATTTATCCCAGAAATTTGGTCAGACGAAATCATCGCTTCCTACAAAAAGAATCTTGTTATGGCGAACCTCGTCAACAAGATGACGATGCGTGGTAAGAAAGGTGATACGCTTCATATTCCTAGCCCCACCCGTGGCGCAGCCTTCGCTAAAGCAGCTAACACTGCTGTTACGATTCAGGCTAACGTTGAGTCAGAAGTACAGGTCAGCATCAACAAGCACTACGAATACTCACGTCTCATCGAGGACATCGTTGAAGTTCAGGCGCTTGCTTCGCTTCGTCGTTTCTACACGGAAGATGCTGGTTACGCTCTTGCTACCCAGGTTGACAGCGATCTTATCCAGATCGGTCGTCTCTTTCAAGGTACTCACGCTGCTGGCGCTACTGGCGACTACAGTGTGTCCGGTACGTCTACTGCCTTCATCGGCGGTGATGGCACTACAGCCTTCGTAGGCGGTGCTGGTGCTGGTAACGCAACTGCATTGACTGACGCAGCAATTCGTCGTTCGATCCAGCGTCTTGATGATGCTAACGTTCCTCAAGATAGCCGTTACTTGGTGATTCCTCCTGTTGCACGTAACACCCTCATGGGTCTTGCTCGCTTTACTGAGCAGGCTTTCGTTGGTGAGCAGGGCAACAACAACACCATCCGTAATGGTCAGATTGGTGATGTGTACGGTGTTAAAGTGTTTGTTTCTAGCAACGCTGACACTGCTTATAGCTCGTCTGGTACGGCTCCTCGTGCTTGCTTGATGTTCCACAAGGACTCCATGGTTCTTGCAGAGCAAATGGCTGTTCGTTCGCAAGCTCAGTACAAGCAAGAGTACCTTGCTACGTTGTACACTGCTGACACCCTCTACGGTGTTGCAGAGCTTCGTAACGATGCTGCTGTTGCCTTGATCATTCCAGGCTAAAAGCTACAATAAAGGGGACTACTTCGGTGGTCCTCTTTTCATAAGGTCACATCATGGTTACTTTTCGTTGTAAGTGGTCTAATAACTTAATGAATGTTGAGTATGAATACGACATTGAACAAATGCGTATCCATCCTGACTACGAAGAAGTAAAAGAAGAAGAGAAAAAAGTAGAATCTAAGAAGGTCGCTAAAAACGCTAAAGAGGACTAGACATGGCGGTTAAGATCAAAGGATCTTCTACAGCAGGGTCAGTACCTACCTCACTAGAGAATAGACAATTAGCCGTTAACACAACGGACAAGAAACTCTATGTTGGTGATGGATCAACGGTACAAAAGGTTGTTGGTTCTCTAGGGAATCAAGAAGCTAATGCTGTAGCGATTACTGGCGGCTCTATTGCTGGTATTACCGATCTTGCTGTAGCAGACGGTGGTACTGGTGCTTCTGATGCAGCAACAGCAAGAACTAATTTAGGTGTTCCATCTACTACTGGCACAGGCGCTAGCGGTACATGGAACATTGCTATTACAGGTAATGCTGCTACTGCGACATCAGCAACAACAGCAACTAACGTAAGCGGTACAGTAGCTATCGCTAATGGTGGTACTGGTCAAACAACAAAGACTGAAGCATTTGATGCTTTATCTCCGACAACAACTAAAGGCGATATCATTGTTCACAATGGTAGTGACAATGTTCGCTTACCAAAAGGTACGGATGGTTACGTACTAGCTGCTGACTCTACTGAAACATCAGGTCTTAAATGGCAAGCTGTAGGGGGTACTGTATCCTCTGTAGCGATGACTGTTCCTGGTTTCTTAAGTGTTAGTGGTACTCCTATTACTTCCTCTGGTACATTAGCTGTTAGCTATTCAGGCTCTGCATTGCCTGTCGCTAACGGTGGTACTGGATTAACTGCTTTAGGCACAGCAGGTCAAGTTGTTCGTGTTAACACAGGCGGTACAGGTCTTGAATATGCTACCATTACAGGTACAGGGACAGTTACATCGATAACTGCTGGTACAGGTCTTAGCGGTGGTACGATAACAACATCAGGTACTGTAGCATTAGCTAACACAGCAGTCACAGCTGGTTCTTATGGTTCAGGTTCTCAAGTAGCAACCTTTACTGTAGATGCACAAGGTAGGTTGACATCAGCATCAAATACAAGCATTACTGCTTCAGGTATTGGCGCTGTTCCATCAACAAGGACCATCTCAGTTGGAAGTGGTCTGACGGGAGGAGGTGATCTTAGTTCTGATCGTTCGATTAGCCTGACCAACACAGGTGTTACTGCTACCAGTTATGGTAGTACTTCGCAAGTAGCTACATTCACAGTTGACGCACAGGGAAGGATTACAGCAGCTTCAAACGCATCTATCACACCAGCAAGTATTGGTGCTGTACCGACAACACGTAGTCTTAGCGCTGGTACAGGTTTATCAGGTGGTGGTGATCTAAGTACAGATCGTTCAATCAGTCTTACAAATACTGCTGTTACTGCTGGTTCTTACACCAACGCTAACATCACAGTTGATGCTCAAGGTCGTATCACAGCAGCCACTAGCGGTACTGGTGGTGGTGTTAGTTCTGTTACAGCTTCAGCTCCTTTAGCATCCTCTGGCGGTGCAACACCAAACATTACATTAGATTCTGCTGTACCTATCAATAAAGGTGGTACTAACGCAACCACTGAAGCAAATGCTAGAGCAAACCTTAATGTACCTACAAGAACAGGCGGAGATGCTTCAGGTACATGGTCTATTGACATCACAGGTAACGCTGCTACAGCAACCTCTGCTACATCAGCAACGACAGCTACCACAGCAACTAACTTAGCTGGTGGTGCAGCAAATCGTATTCCTTATCAAAGTGGATCAGGAACAACAACATTCGTAGCAGCTCCTACAGTATCTAATACTTACCTTAAGTGGGATGGCTCTGTACTAAGTTGGGCTGCTGTATCAGGTGGTGGCGGTACAACAACCAATGCAGCAACATTTTCAAGCAGTGGCGGTGATACACCAACAGTAACCTTTGATGGTTCTGTAGCACGTACAATCAGTTATAATACAGTAGGTGCTCCTTCCATTACAGGTACTAATGCTACTGGTACTTGGGGTATCGATATCACTGGTTCTTCAGGAATCACAGCAGCAATCACTGGTGGTGGTGCTAATCGTATTGTGTATCAGAGTGGTTCTAATACAACAACATTTGCTACAGCACCTACAACATCGAATACTTACCTTAAGTGGAATGGTACTGCCTTTGCTTGGGATACACCAGCAGGTGGTTCTTCAACGACAGGCACAGCAGCTGAATTACTAGCTAATGATGGCTCTGGTGGCTTTGCTAACGTTACTGTTGGCTCTGGCTTAAGCTATTCTGCTGGTACATTGTCCGCTACTGGAGGCGGTGCTGGTGGCCCTATTCTAGAGTCTCAAATACTTATTTCTTCAAACGTAACACTAACAAGTAATACTAACGGACTATCTGTCAGCCCTGTAACAGTAGCGGCTGGTTTTGCAGTTACAGTCCCAGACGGACAATCTTGGATGGTATTAGGGTGATACAATATGTCTAAACTTAAAATTCAGGGTAACGCTTCTGGGACAGGGACAACAACCGTCCAATCTGCCAATACCAGCAGCAACACAACCTTTACGCTTCCTGGCACAGACGGTAGTCCTAATCAGTTTCTACAGACTGATGGTTCAGGCAACCTAACCTTTGCTTCTGCGGTAACGTCTGCTAGCTTAGGAACTGGTGTAGCTACCTTCCTAGCCACACCGTCATCCTCTAACCTAGCGGCAGCGGTGACTGATGAGACAGGCTCAGGCTCGCTGGTTTTTGCGACATCACCAACGCTCGTAACACCTGTGCTGGGTACACCTACATCAGGAACCCTAAGCAACTGTACGGTAGACGGTACTAATACAGTAGGCTTTAGGACAGCACCACAGACCTCTGGAGGTGCTTCCGCTTATACGTTAGTGCTTACAGACTCAGGTAAGCACGTTATCTTTACAGGCGGGTCTACGGCTACGCTGACTGTGCCAACTAATTCGTCTGTAGCGTTTCCCATTGGAACAACGATTCTCGTGGTGAATGACAATTCAGGCAACCTTACGATCTCTGGTGCTGGTGTTACCTTTCAGTTAGCTAACGGTGCTACGGGTAACAGGACAGTAGCGACAAAAGGAATGGCTACCTTACTTAAGGTTGCTACGGATACGTGGTATGTCTCTGGCGCAGGAGTGACCTAATGGCTGGTAACTTAACGGCGATGATTGCTGCGGCGTTCTCTGGGAGCGCTGCACCTCCAGTAACGTCTGATCCTTACTACGAATACACCACGCTATTGTTACCCGGCAACGGAACCAACGGCGCACAGAACAACACGTTCTTAGATAGCTCTACCAATAACTTCACCATCACTCGTAACGGCAATACTACCCAAGGTACGTTCTCACCGTTTAGTCAGACGGGGTGGGGGAATTATTTTTCGGGAAGTTCGCAGTATTTAACAGTTCCAAACGGAACTTTTGTTTTGGGGTCTAATAATTTTGTAGTTGAAGCATTCATATATGTAACAGACGTAACAGCGGCAGCGCGTTCAATTGTTGTAGGGCAAACTGATGCGGCTACTGCTGGCGGTAGTAGTTGGGATTTTACGGTTAATCAAACCACAGGAACTTTAAAAGGAGTTCTTTGGATTGGTGGTGGTGCTACTGTAATCACAAGCACAAACGCAGTTCCTTTAAATCAATGGGTTCATGTTGCTTTTGTAAGAACAAGCGGAACCGCAAGTTTGTTTATAAACGGTACTAAAGATGGTACAAATACAGGCTTAGGTACATCCTCAGTTCAAACAGGCTCAACAAGCTATTCTCCATCAATTGGAAGGAACGGAGCTGGCTCGTATTTCTCTGGATATATATCTAATTGCCGAGTAATTATTGGCGCTGGTGCATCAAGTGTTTATAACGCATCAAACAGTTCGATAACGGTTCCAACGGCTCCTCTTACGGCTGTTACCAATACTGTAGTATTGACGTGTCAGTCAAACAGATTCATAGACAATTCAAGCTCTCCAGTTACCATCACAGTCGGAGGCTCTCCCTCCGTACAAGCCTTCTCTCCATTCAACCCCAGTGCTAGCTGGTCTGCTGCGACTTATGGTGGGTCAGGGTATTTTGACGGGGCGGGGGATTATATTTTTATCTCTGCAAATTCTGCGTTCCAATTTAATGGTGACTTTACTGTTGAATGCTGGTTCTATTCTGGATCTGGAACTACTACTAGCAAGTATGACCAAATAGTCGGAACAATTGAGAGTTCTGCTACAGGTTATTGGCGTCTTGGCTCTGAATTTAATGGTGGAAAACAGTTATGGTTTACTTGGACAAACGGTTCCTATAACGACATAAATACAAGTTTTTCTGTTTCGGATAATTCTTGGCATCATCTAGCTGTGAGTCGTATCAGCAATAGCGTACGTTTGTTTGTTGATGGCGTACAAAAAGGAAGCACTACTACTGTTACAACAGCGCTAACAGCCAGTGCTCCATTGATGGTAATGAACTCCACTCAGGGAGCAAATCAAACTCAAGGTTATGTTTCTTCTTTGAGGATTATTAAAGGACAGGGATTATATAGCGGTACGTTTACTCCTCCTGTCACCCCATTTACTACATCATCAGTTGGCTCAACTGGAGCTGGTGCTGCCGGTAGTATTACTGGAACAGTTGGTGTTTTACTCAACTTCACCAACGCTGGTATCTACGATGCTACGTCTAAGAATGACTTGGAGACAGTAGGCAATGCTCAGATAAGTACGACACAGAGCAAGTGGGGTGGTAGCTCTATGGCGTTTGATGGGACGGGGGATTATTTATATCAAGCACCAACACCATTTATACGGTTAGGTACTGGTGATTTTACTTGTGAATGTTGGGTACGATTTAATGTAGTAACTGGTACGCAAGGAATTTTTCAGCTAGCAGATAGTTATTTACAATCATCTCTAAGCAATAATGGCGTTGGATTAAGTACCACTAGTGGAACCGGATGGTTGTTTTTTGCAAAAAATTCTCAGACATTTACCTATAGCCCTATAGTTCCAGCAGCGGCTAATACATGGATGCACGTTGCTTTAGTTCGTTATAGCGGAACCACTAAATTATATGTAAACGGTACTGGTGACGCCGCTTTAACGGCATCATCTGACACGACAAATTACACCGCAACGTATTTGGCGCTTGGGGGTGTTTATGGTGGAAATTCACTAAACGGATACATTCAAGATTTCAGAATAACCGTTGGTGTTGCTCGCTACACAGCCAACTTCACGCCACCAACAGCAGCGTTTCCGACCCTTTAGGAATAGATATGTACTGGACTAAAAACGGGTCTATCCCATCACAAGAAACTGACGGAACAGAGGGCTGGCAACAGGCTCCATCACCTCCTACAGACATCCCTGAAGGCAAGGAACTTGTTTGGCTAAACTGGGAATGGATCGTAAGAGACCCTAAGCCACAAGACAGGGCAGGCTATCAGTGGAACTGGCAGCACGAAGGCAAGACTTGGGTAGAAAGCGCATGGGGCAACGAACCAATTATCGAAACCCTAGCAACCGATCAGATCATCAGCCTCACCACCATACAACTAGACAGCTTCACATCTTCACAAATCACTAACCTGACAACAGCACAGGTGATCTAATGGCTAACGTCCTTAATGCCGCTACTGCTGGAACCTCGATTACGTCTGACAACACAGACGTTCTTGAGATCAAGACAGCAGGTACAACAGCTCTCACTATCTCATCCTCACAGGCTGCAACCTTTGCTAAACAGTTAGTACTAGCATCCACCTCGTCTCAGATCGGTGCAAAGCTACAAGGTGTGGTTGAGACCATCACAGTCTCAGCAACAGCAGCAACAGGTACGATCAACTTCGACACAACAACCCAAGGTGTCCTGTACTACACAACGAATGCCTCTGGGAACTTCACAGTAAACTTTAGAGCCTCTTCTGGCACTTCACTGAATACTGTAATGGCCACAGGCGAAGTCTTAACCTGTGCCTTTCTAGTGACTAATGGAAGCACTGCTTACTACAACTCTGCTGTGCAGGTTGATGGTTCGTCAGTAACCCCTAAGTGGTTGGGTGGCACCGCTCCTACTGCTGGTAATGCTAGTTCCATTGATGTGTATTCCTACTCCATCATCAAGACAGGATCGGCTACGTTTACGGTCTTGGCTTCTCAGTCTCGGTACGCATAATGCCGTTACTAGAAGCATTAGGTGGAGGGTCTGTTAGAGGTTTTGGCCCAGGATCTGGTGCTAGAGGCCCATCTACCATCGGTGAGTTCTGGCAAGGTGGGTATTACGCAGGGAAGATAGCTTTTGGTGGCAACACTTACTATCTTTTAGTATCCCCTAAAGCCTCTGGTCAAAACAGTGGTATTAACTACAAGACATCGGATACGTCTGACTCATTAGGCTTATCGACTTATGATGGAGCAACGAACACAGCAGAACTAGACTCAGCAACTTATCCTGCTGCTCAGTGGTGTGCTGCACTAACGATCAACGGTTACTCTGACTGGTATCTACCTGCTCTTTATGAGCTAGAAATCTGTTACTACAACCTAAAGCCAACAACACAGTCTAATAGCACTTCTTACGGTACAAACTCCTACTCAGTGCCTTCTAGGGGTTCTAACTACACCACAGGAACACCAGCACAAACAAGCGTTGCTGCGTTTCAGTCTGGCGGATCAGAAGCCTTTGCTACTAACTTGAGGACTTGGTCTAGCACCAATCCTGGCGCTGGTCTTACAACAGCCACTAGAATTGACTTCTTAGACGGCAGTCAGTTCAATAACGCTAAATCTCAATCCTTAGTTGTAAGAGCCATTCGTAAAGTAGCCGTATGAGGCTCCTTGTTAGACAATTAAAGAAAGGTATCTGAAATGGCATTGCAAGCTGATGAGCAAGTTAAACAGTTAGGCGATGCCGTATCAATCCTTACTGTTGTCGGTACGTTAGCTGAGTTATTACCTGCTATAGCTGCTGTGCTAACAATTCTATGGACTGCTATCCGTATATGGGAAACAGATACAGTACAGTGTATGTTCAAAAAAAAGGGGAATAGAAATGCCAATGGTCGGGAATAAAAAGTTTCCTTACACTGCTAAGGGAAAGAAAGCAGCAGAAGAGTATGCATCAAAGTCAGCAAAGAAGATGCATGAAAAGAAAGAATCAAAAACAATGAAGGCTAAAGAGCGTAAGATGGGTTATCCATCATGAAGCAGAAACCTGCTAAAGTTGGTAAAGTAATGCGAGAGTATAAAGAAGGAACACTACACAGTGGTAAAGGTGGTCCTGTTGTTAAATCTCGTAAGCAAGCAGTTGCCATTGCTTTGTCTGAAGCTGGTATGACTAAACCTAAGAAGAAGAAATGAAAGATTCTAGGCTAGAAAAAGCTGGTGTATCTGGTTACAACAAACCTAAACGTACACCTTCGCATCCTACTAAAAGTCATGTCGTTGTTGCTAAAGAAGGTGATCAGATAAAGACTATTAGGTTTGGTCAACAAGGTGTTTCAGGTTCTCCAGAAGGTTCTGCTAGGAATAAATCATTTAAGGCTCGTCATGCAAAGAACATCGCTAAAGGTAAGATGTCCGCTGCATACTGGGCTGATAAGGTGAAATGGTAATGGCTACTTACTTAGACTGTGTTAATGGCGTTCTCTTGCGTATGCGAGAGAGTACTGTATCGACAGTGATACAGTCTGACTATTCGTACCTTATCGGTGCAATGGTCAATGAAACTAAACGTGAGATCGAAGATGCTTGGAATTGGTCTATCTTACGTACAACCAAGACAATCAATACAGTTAACGGTACTAAGAATTACGCTATCACAGGCACATCATCACGGACAAGACTATTAAAGGTCTACATACCTACACTTAAGCGTGATCTTGAGCAAGCGTCACAGGATCAAATGCATGCTTGGGTGAACATGCAAGGTACAGTCACTGGTGGTCCTCAGTATTTCTCCATAGGTAATAGCAACACCAGCGATGAGATTACGTTAGATCTATGGCCTATACCTGATCAAGCGTATGCAGTTAAGGTTGACTGTGTTGTACCACAAGCTAATTTAGTTAATGATCTTGATGTTATCTATGTACCTTCAGAGTTAGTAATACAAGGTGCTTATCTACGTGCTATCAATGAACGTGGAGAAGATCAAGGTAGATTGTCTGATCAACAGAATGATCTTTATAGGAAAGCTGTAGCTACGTACATTGCTATTGAATCAGCTAGGTACGAAGATGAAATAACTTGGAACTGGGTATAATGGCTGCTCCTATTAGACCTGTTAGTCTTGTTGCTCCAGGCTTCTATGGATTAAACACTCAAGACTCTCCTATCACGTTACCTAAAGAGTTTGCTCTTAGGGCAGAGAATGCAGTGATTGACCAATATGGTCGCATAGCTGCTCGTAAGGGTTGGGTAACTGTTAATACTACTGCTGGCTACAACAGTACAGAGCCAACACTATTACATGAAGTTGTTAAGAAAGCTGGTACTACAGAGATTGTCAGTATCGGTAACAACAGGATCTACACTGGTACAACAACACTGACTGAAGTCTACAATGGTTCAGCTACGTGGACTGCTCAGTACTGGAAAGCAGTAAGCTTTAATGATCATACTTACTTCTTTCAACGAAATCATAATCCACTTATCTATGATCATGCTACTAATACTTGGGGATTAGTGTCAGCACATCCTGGATATTCAGGTACAGTACAGTTAGGTAATGAAGTCTTAGCAGCTTATGGTCGCTTATGGGTAGCGGACACAACCACTGATAAAACAACTATCTGGTGGTCAGATACATTATCAGGTATGAAGTGGTCTGGTGGTGCTAGTGGTTCCATCAGCATAGAAACTGTACTAACCAACGGTACTGATAGCATCGTAGCCTTAGCAGGGTTTAATGGCTTCTTAGTGATCTTCTGTAAGAAGACTACGATTATCTATTCTGGTGCTGATGGTGATCCTACATCAGATCTTAAGCTTGTAGAAGTTATTGATGGTGTTGGTTGTATCGCTAGAGATTCAGTACAGGATGTTGGATCAGATATCTTATTCTTGTCTGATACTGGTGTTCGTAGCCTTGGTAGACTTATTCAAGAGAAGTCAGCACCATTATTTGATATCTCAAGGAATGTCAGAGATCAATTAATACTTGACGTATTGACTAATAACGACTATGATAATATCCGTTCAGTGTATCACGAACGAGATGCCTTCTATCTACTGACATTACCCACTAGAGGTATTACTTATTGTTTTGACCTCAAACAACGTCTACAGGATGGATCTTGTAAAGTAACTCAGTGGATGTACGCACCTAAGTCTTTACTGTCTACACGTAGTAGAGAGATGTACTTAGGTAGACCAGGATACATTGGTCGCTACTATGGCAACACAGACAACGGTAGTAGCTTTAGATTCCTGTACTACACCTCTCATCTAGATGCTGGTGATTCTTCCATCATTAAGATACTGAAGAAGGTTAATACCTTAACAGTTGGTGGAGCAGGTACTAATGTATTCCTTAAGTGGACTGTAGACTACGGTACAGACTATCGTAGTGCTCTATGGACATACCCTAATGTTGTTCGCTCAGAATACAATGTATCTGAATACAACATCGCTGAGTACAACGCAGGTATTACCATTAACCCAGTACCTAAGCAGTTCCAAGGCTATGGACAAACTATTGGTGGTGCTGGTAGGGTGTTTCAATTAGGTATTGAAGCAGATATCAGTAACGATGCTTTCTCTGTTCAACAAATGGATATTTTTGTTAAAGCAGGTAGGACAATCTAATGAGTAACTATACTAAGACAACTAACTTTGCATCTAAGGATACACTACCGTCTGGTAATCCTAGTAAGATTATCAAAGGTACTGAGATTGATATCGAATACAACAACATCGCCAGTGCTATTACATCAAAGGCTGATGTTGCTTCCCCTACTTTTACTGGTACAGTGACGCTTCCTACGGGTGGTGTTGTGTACGATGACGGGACTTACTAATCATGGCAATTCCATCAGCAGTCTATACCTCTGCTTGGGCTACTTACTCACCAGCTCAGAAGATCGCTGCTTTTAATGCAGCAGGCACTACAGTTGAAGAATTAACAGGTGCTGGTGTACCTCAGTCTGATATCTCATGGATGCTGTCTAACGGTTATGCTCCTCCAGCTGCTCCAGCACCTATTCAGTCATCAACAAACAACGTTACTACACAGGTAGCAGAGCCTGTTTATCAAGAGCCTGTTTATTCAGAACCTACGTACTACGAACCTGCTCCAGCTCCTTATACACCACCTCCTGCTCCTGCTCCAACGACTTATAATCTATTAGGTCTTACCTGGGATCCAGCAGCATCGTTAGGTACTAAACAAGGTTACATTGATACCTTGCTTAGTCAAGGTAAAACACCAACACAGATTCGTAGTGCTATCTCAGCTATTGCACCTAATACAACACCTCAAGAGTTTTCTTTGTTAGGTGTATCGCCTTTGATGACTGATCAGGCGATTATGAATAGCTACATGGTTCCTCAGAATACGTTAGATTCTGTTGTCAACAACCTTGTTAATAACTTAAATACTAGCGGACAAACCATTGCTCAAACAGCTAAGACTTATGGTTTAACTGCTGAGGATTTGTCAGGCCTTACTGGTTTACCTGTCTCACAGGTTAATCAATTCTTCTTAAATGCTGGTTTACCACAAGGCACGCTACTTACTGGATCACTAAGCCCTACAACAGGTACTAATCAAAACATTGTTCAGTTAGGTACTGGTGAAGATAGGGTTATTGAAAAAGCTATTGGTGTTCAAGGCGATAAGATTGTTGTTCAGCAGTACGATGCCTATGGTCAACCTATGGGTACTCGTCTTGCTAGTCCAAATACACCAGAAGGGCAAGGATGGTTACAGGCTCTAGGTATTGTTGGTGGTGCTTTATTAGGTAGTAGTTTATTAGGTGGAGAGGCAGCAGCCACTGGAGGTGCTACTACTACTGGTGGTGCAACAGCCACTGGTGGTACAGCATTAGGAGGCGCTGAAGGTGGTTTGCTTAGTGGTGCTGGTGGCACTACAGCAGCTACTGGAGGTACTACAGCAGCTACTGGAGGTACTACAGCCGCTACTGGAGGCACTACAGCTGCTCCTGGAAGCGCTCTTGCTGGTACAAATCAGCTTATCGTTTCTTCTACTGCATTACCTACAACGACTACAGGAA